CTTAGCGAAACTTCCTAAAAGCTTACCCATAAAAATATCCCGTTATTTTACGTTCGGCAAGAATGAACCATAGAGATTCGTGCCATCTGATGCAAATGTGAATACGTCGAGCGCATTAGCAGTAGTAGTTAATGATGGTGCTACTCCGGCCGTCCACTTAAACTTGCTACCCCAAGAAGTTACTACTCTACTTCCCGATGAATCTTGATTTACATAGAGAATATATGTGCCAACTTTTAGGTTGGTCGGATTTGCAACTTGTGTGTTACCTGTCAATGTTACTGAAGCAATCTGACCAAGAGAAGCATCCCAGTTAATATTGACACCATAAGTCAACGTCTGTGATAATACGTTAGCGCCTGCAGTGCTTACTGTACCTGTAAAATTGATTGTGTTTGAGAACGTGTATTGAGCAGCAGTATTAACACCAGCTACAAATGTTTGCCAATAAATTGAAGAACCATTAGAAGAAAGAACTTGTCCTGCTGTACCTACACCGCCGTTTGCTATAAGACCTGCAGCAAGTGAAACGTTAGCATTAAATGTTTGAACGTTTGAAAAAGTAAAAGCAGCTGACGTATTAACAATGCCTGATGGAAGTCTTGCATATGGTAAAGTACCAGTAGTCAGCAGTGCAGCATTTGCATAGTAAGAAGAATTTTGACCATTAAAGAACGTAGCGTTATTGACCGATAATGGAGCAACGTTTGAAGCTAGACCCACTAATGTTTGATAGTTAGCTAAATTCGAAGATAGTGTTGTACTTGATACAACGTTAGATGAAGGCAATGATCCAATAAAGTTAGCTGCATTGGCTGTCAGCAGAGCTATGTTACCAGCAAGACCTGCAGTCGTCTGATAGTTGCTTAGATTAGCTGACAATTGAGCATTAGATACAACATTGGCCGCAGGAAGAGTGCCGATAAAGCTAGCGCTGTTTGCCGAATTAGCAGCTAAAGTAAGAACGTTGGCTGCTAAACCTGCAGTTGTTTGATAGTTACTTAGATTAGATGATAGCTGCGCGTTAGATACAACATTTGCTGCAGGCAATGTACCAATGAAGTTTGCAGAATTTGCCGTTATCTTCACTACGTTAGAAGATAAGCCCGCTAGAGTTTGATAGTTGCTTAGATTAGCTGATAGTTGAGCATTAGATACAACATTAGCAGCATCTAATGAGCCAATGAAATTAGCAGCGTTTGCAGTCAAAGGAGCTACGTTTGCTGATAGTCCTGCGAGTGTCTGATAATTACTTAGATTTGAAGATAACTGAGCATTAGATACTACGTTAGCTGCAGGAAGAGTTCCAATAAAACCAGCAGCATTTGCAGTCAAAGGAGCTACGTTTGCTGATAGTCCTGCGAGTGTCTGATAAAGCGCTAAGTTAGCAGCTAGATTGGTATCAAAAACAACGTTACTGTAGAGTTCATCAAAGTTAGCATTTACTTTGATGAAGGCCCCGCGAAGTGTGTCTCCGGTACCGTCGTTTGGTAGAGTACCTGTGTTAATAGTCTGCTTAGTCACTTCTTATTCCTTAGAGTTGATCAGCTGTAAAATATGTACTGTCCGTCTTCAAACCAACATCATCGACTGTAATATACGCTGGCAAGATAAAGATTGGAGTTGTCGTCTCTTCACCAATGCCAAAGTTTGTTGGTTCGATAAGAACTTTATTATACGCTCCAAATAGTTCGTTACCTGCCGTATGGAATGTCTTGTACAAGATGTTCTTATATTTGTCGAGCGTAGCAGCAGTTCGAACTTGATACGAGAAATCTTGATAGAAATAGCTATCTTGTATGTATTTATTTGAATCTAGGAAGCCTCTGTCACTGTCCCAATAACCTATTTTCTTACCTATGCCAGCTTTCTTGACTTTACCTGAGATAGCCGCTGTTAGATTGAATTCATTGACAGTCGTTGAGAACGCTGCACCCGATCCATTTTTAGTTCGTACATTAATGAATGGAATCTTCGTGTAACCAGAACCAGCATAAGTTAGTGTGGCTCCTGTTATTGTACCATTTGCATTAGTTGTAACGAAACCGCTAGCGGCTTTCTCAAAACCACCACCGTTTGAGAAGATTAGAATTTCTCCGTTTGAGTATCCTACACCGCCGTTTAAGACTACTGGTTGACTTAGACCCGCATAAAGATAAGCTGTAACTTGTTCATCTTGTATATAACCTTTACCCGAGTTTACAGCTCTTACTTTACTTACAACACCATTACCAGTTCTTGGTGTACCTGTTACGACAGTATTTCTACCATTGATAGTTCCGTCTGTTCGATACATGACTGGTTCATATGTAGCGAAGTTAGATGGTAAGATGACTGGAGAAATCTTATACTTAGCTGATGATGTAGAGTTTTGAGACGGAGGTCCCCAAAGTACGAGAGTCGTGTCATTTACAACTTGTTTAACTACGGCATACTCTTTGGTAGCACTATTAGAACCATTAGCTTGTAGAGCAATAATGTTACGTGAACCTGTATTAAAATATCGTGTGAATGTAGTATTAGAACCAGTCACAGTATTTGAAGTAGTGTTATAGCTAACATTGCCGCTTAAATAGTTTGACTCGTCTAATGTACTTCTAATGAAGATGTTTAAGTTAGCGTCATAGTTTTGACCGGACTTTATATTTGAAAGTGTTGCTAAAGATCCGAATACCTGATTAGCATAGCTTAAAGCGAAAGATATTATAGTGGCTGAGTTGGCCGTATTGTTAGCTGGAAAACCATAGGTCGCAGAATTGATAGGCGTGTCTAGATAGTCAACTATAAAGTCAGTGTTATATGTAATGCTTTGACCATATGATAATGCACCTAGTTCAAAAGAAGCTCCTGAACCATTTGCACTTGGATTATATGAGAAGATTTGTGCATTAGCAGTGATACCAAAACCAGGTGAAGCGATATTGTATTTGATGATACCGTTTGCTGCAGTCGTCTGAAGAATCTTTAGTACGCCATCAACGCCGTATGATATAGGTGCACCAGTATCTGGATCTCTATGTGCGATCTTGATTTGTTCACCGACTAAAAAGTTTTGGCCGCCATTCGTAATATCAAGTTCTAAGAGAGAACCAAGAATGATAGGCGCTTGAAGAATAGCCGCACCATTATCTTTGTCTTGTTCTAATAGAACCTTTTCACCTTTAATAAATTCACCGCCACGAGGTAATATTGAGCTCAGTCTCAATGTACTGATGATATTTTCAGCTACTGGTTCTTTAGCATAGTTTTCTACCGTCGCAGTAACACCTGAACCAAGACCAATGATTCTTTTACCAACAAATGATTTTGTGGCTTCGCTATCACTTACTTCTAGATAAAGAGGTTGTCTCCATGTACCATCTGAAAGACGTAAGACATCTTCACCTGGTAAGTAGATGTCGACATCTTCGTTGTAGATAAGTCTAAAAAGAAGTTTATAACACTGAATAGAACCCTTAGAACGATATACATCAAGAATGTGCTTAAGCAAAAATCTCTTATTGATGATCGTATTGAAAGGTATACCGTAAAGATACTTACGCTGGAAATGTTCAAGAAAAGCTTCGAGAGTATTATCGATATCTCTATAGTCAAAAAGATTTCTAGCTTCAGCTATTGGATTGCCTTCAGACTCCATCCATTCATAGTAAGCTTTGACAAACGTGACAAAGTTTTCACCCTCATCTAGATAGAATTGAGGAAACTGAGACTCAACAAAATTCGATATCTTCTTTTCTACTGAAAATTCCATTATTTCAACGTCTCGATTACATTGACTGAAACGTCAGTGCTGTTGACATCGATAAGCAAGATACTATTATCGTTTATGATGATGTCTTTATTAGCAGGAACAAACTTGATTGCGATATATTGGTTGTAGAAAGATGTCTTAAATGCTTTTAGATTGACTAAGCCAGTTGCATAGTTAATAGTACCAGCATTTCTGTTTAAGATCTTGAATACACCTTGTACGACTGTATAGATTAAGATGCCGCCTTGATTATCATCACGGAAGAAAGAATTTGGCCAAGAAACATTGTTTCCGTCGACATAGGTAAAACCGGTCGATGTCAACATAGGCTCATCGCTTAACGGGTTTGTCTTTGTGTAACCAGGAGACTCGACTTCTACTTCAGCTTTATTATTGAATGGGATAGTAAACGAGGTAGCATAGTTTAGTGTAGGAGAGATGCGCTTGATGATATAGACATCGGTGTCATTGCTCGTGATACTAGCATCTGAATTATCGATAGCTGACACAAACTTTGAATATCGGAAATCATTACCAAACTTAGATAAGTTAGTCGTATTGTATGAAGAAATAGTATCACGGATGATACTCTTGATCTCGGAAGACAACTTAGTCGTAGCGACCTTATTATACTGAACTGTTGTATTGATACCTACATAGTAGTAATCAGGATCAGAAATAATGATACGCGTTGGAAGCGAAGTATAGTTCTTTAAGAACGCTGACACTTCATTCTTCTGATATTCAGGAGCTACTGTACCACCAGCTGGTTTCAATGCAACGACTACACGTCCATATTGTTTTGGTTCGAGTGTTTCACCACCATATACTGTAACGTCTTCGAATTGGCCACCAAAGTTGTTGAGTACGAGTGATGCAAAGTCATCGGTCGTTACAGCTCTCTGTTGTGTAGCAAAGTAACGAGGCGCTGAGAATCTAATTGACTCAATAGATTGAGGATCAGAAGCACCATAAGAAGCCGCAGTCGTCGTGATTGGACCAAGAACGGCGACACCACCATTATCGATTCCAAGATCACGTGTACAAATAAATGATGATATGCCATCACCAGATGCGCCGTGACTTACTCTGTATTCTACTGTGATCAACGCTAAGTTATCAGGCTTCTTACCGAAAAGACCATCGCCGAATACGATCTCATAAAGACCATTCTGTGCAGCTTGTAAGAAATAGACTTCAGAAGTCTGATCAAGACCAAAAAGAGTCTCTCTCGGTGAATAGACAGTATTGACACCGCTTTCAGTTACAGTAACTGTGATGCTGGCAGTATCGATATTCTGGTTTGTTAATACGAAACGTTGTGCTTCAACAGTGTAATCCATAACAAATAGATCAGTGTTATATGTTCCTTCATATACTTGTAACTCACTAACTGAATAAGTGGTATTTGAAGAAGTATAGTTATGAAGCTTGTCAGTAACGAAAGTAAATGTGCCGTTCGAATTTACTCCTGAGAACGTAGTACCTTTAGGTATTGCAAAAGTACCTTGTACACCGTCAGTCGAAACATTAAAAGATAAGACAGCAGTCGAAGACTTGGCTGACTGAGGAAGATAATTCATCTCCTTAGCATGAGATACTACTGAATCCAGCTTCTGAGCTGAATCGAGGAACATCTCAGATGCTACCATGTTTAAGTAAAATGAATTGAGATAACTATTATATGTCATGACGTCCAGGAGGACGTTCATATTTGAGCTA